TGCTCACCGTTGCATAAGCCGATCCGAGAATCGCTGCGCCAAAGCTGAACTGCACCGAGGAATCGGCGTTCGGAAACTGCGTCTCGATCTGCGGGCTGGTCAGCAATACCGCGTTGTTGGTGCTGCCGGTCGTGTCGAACAGATAGAGGTCGTCATAAATGATATTGGTGCCGTTCAGCTGGAACTGATTTGCCGAACTGTTGCTGCTGGACTTCGTGGCTCCGGTGCCGCTGAACAGCGACACGCCGTCGAGCCAGACCTGATAGGCACCGGAGGCCGCGAAGGTGATGTCCCATTCGAGGTAGTGGGTCGAGTTGGCGCTAACCGAGACGGTCGATGTCGACAGCGCCGTCCCACTGGTGCCGCCGGTCCGGATCGAGATCAGACCGGTCGTGTTGATCGTGATGCTGCATTGATTGGTGCCGCTGTCGAGAAAGGTCACCCCCCCGGCGCTGGCGAGCGTCGATTGAATACGAATGCCGCCGATCAGCCGCGAATAGCTCGTGGCCAAAGTCTTGTATGGCGCGGTGGTGATGACGCCGAAAGAGACCGCGTATCCGGTGTTGCTCAGCCCAGCGACAATATTTGCCAGGGATAGGCTGGCACCGGTCCATTCGCCAGCCAGCAGCGCCGCCTGGATGGTAGCGGTCACACCGGCGACCGGGCCATATTTGTCAAACCCGTCGCAGAACAAGAGCGCCATGCGAAGCCCCTTTTTAGGAAGCGACCTTGACGCCGGAGACGGCGCTGTTGAGGCCGGTTGGCGTCCACGCGACGCCGGTGTTTGGGTCGGTGTCGAAAAACGAGTCCATCCACCCGTAAGTCGTCGCCGGCGTCTGCCCGGGATTGCTGCCGCCAGTGTCGGTGCCGCCTGATTTCATTCTGAGGTCGATCGTGCGGGTGCCAGTGTCGGATTTCTTGATGTTGCCTTTGACCGCGACCGTGTAGATGTTGTTTGGCGTCGTCGTCAGCGCCGGGAAAGAATAGAGATCCTCATAGCCCGAGCTCGACGCGTAGACGTAAGAGATGTCCCCCGGTGGCGGGTTGACGTCGACCTCGTACCAATCGACCGCGATCCCGGTCATGTTGCCATAGATGATCCAGCTGGGTTGCCCGGTCGTCATTGTCGGGTTGGTCGGCGGCCCCGAGCCATAAGTGTTGGTGGCCTTGGCGCCGGTCGTTGTGCCGTCGACTTGATTGAGCTGGACAAAGGTATCGGTGATGAACCCGAGCCAGTAGGCGGTGCTCGCCGACAAGGTCGGCGGGCTGCTGAACGCGCTGACCAAGGTCGCGTTTGCAGTGGTCCCGGTGACCTCGGCGCCGGTGACTAGGGTCGACCCGGTCGGCGACCCTGCACTATCGGCATAAACCTGTCCGAGGATCGCCGCGCCAAAGCTGAACTGCACTGAGGAATCGGCGTTTGGGAATTGCGTCTCGATGCGCGGGTTGGTGTTCAGCACCGCGTTGTTGGTGCCGCCGGTGTTATCGAAGAGATAGAGGTCGTCATACTGGATATTGGTGCCGATGGTGCCGCCGAGGAAATTGAGCTGGTTGATGGTCGTCTGGCTGTTGCCGGTGTTGCCAGTGCCGCTGAACACCGAAACTCCGTCAAGCCACACCTGGTAGGCGGACGAGGCGCCGATCGTGATGTCCCATTCGAGGTAGTGCGCGCTGTTGGCGCTGACCGTCGATGACGAGGTCGCCAGCGCCGTCCCGGTATAGGTGCCGGTGCGCAGGCTGATCGCGCCGGTCGAGTTGATCGTGATCGTGCAGGCTTGCGTACCGCTGCTGGCAAACCCGAGGCCGGCATTGGCTGATCCGGCGAGGTTTGAGCTGAACCTGATCCCGCCAATGATCCGGCTATAGGTCGTTGCCAGTGTCTTGTAGAGCACAACCGAGCCGGTGGTATAATTGAGTTGCAGCGCTTGGCCGGTCGAGCTCAGGGGGGCAACGATGGAATAAGAAATCGCACCAGAAGCGTTTGTCCACTCACCATCGTTGAGCAGGGCGGTGACGTTGGCGCTGACGGTGTTGGCCGGCCCGTATTTGTCAAAGCCTTCGATAAACAGAACAGCCATCGGCGCTCTCCTATGGGCCGCGACCCATCAGGCGGCCGAGATTGGCAACAAACAGCGTGTTGCGGACGCCAGTGACAACGACTGGCGGCGGCGCACCGCCGCGATGGAGGAAGAAGTGATGCGCGCTGTCGTCGTCCGCGTCCTCGACTTCGAGGTGGTGCTCCCAAGGACGCCACCGCGTGCGCGCTGCGATGAGCGGGGTCGCCGGCCGGCGGATAAAGAACGCCCAATCGTCGGGCTCCTCATACCCGGCCCGGCGATCGTCCTCCTCGATGACGTGGTGCTTTTTCTGCTGGCCGGGCGGGACCGGCCGCGCCGGACCGACGGTGAAGACCAGGGCCTCGCGGACCACCCCGTCGACGATGGCACGGGTCGCCGGCGAGGTGGCGCCGGTAGTGACCAGCGCTTCGCGGACGACACCGCCGATGCGGATCTGACCGGTGCTGACGCGAATGACTTCGCGGACCAGCCCGCCGGCGCGCGCCGTGCCGGTATTGGCGCGAATGACCTCGCGGACGACACCGCCGGCATTCGCGCTCGTCATGACTTAGGAGCCGAGGACGGCGCTCAGCTCGGCCGCGCGGTCGCGAATGGCCTGCTCGCGCGTTGCCAGAACGACCTCGCGCTGCACCAGCTCGCGCTGCTGGCGGGCGATCTCGGTGTCGGCGACCTCGTGCATGCGCCGGATACTGGCGGCATGGGCCGCCTCGGCTTCCTGTGCCGCAGTCGCCGCCTGTTGCCGCTGGCGTGCGATCTCGTCCTTGGCCTGTTGTTTTTCGCCGGCGATCACCGCACGCTCGGCACTGCAGGTGTCGGCAAACTCGCGCGCGCTCTGCGCCAGCTTTTCGCGCTCGCCGACCAAAGCGCCTTCGCGCGCGGCGAGTGCTGCAGCCTGGTCGTCAAAGCTCGCCTGCCGGCGTGTGACCTCGCTCACACGCGCCGCGCAGGCCTGCTCGCGCTCGACCAGAGCAGCCTCGCGCTGATCGAGCTCGCCGTGGCGCTCCTCGAGCGCCTGCGTGCGCTGCCTGTGCTCGGCCTCGGCGCTGGCGAGTGCCGCGGTGTTGGCCGCAACCCGCTCCTCCTCGGCCTGCAGTTCGGCCAGACGTATGCCCAAAGTGCCATCGGCACCTTTCAGCAGTGCGACGAGCTCGGCGAGCAGGGTCAGCGCCGCCAGTTGCGGCGACGCATCGCCACGCGATCCCATCATGGGTCCCTCCTTTAGGTGTTGGTGATGACGGCGACCTTCATGCCCGGCGTCACGCTGTAAAACCGCGTCTCATTGGCCGCCAGGCGCTGATTGCTCGTGGTTGCCGCTGGGTCTGTGCCAAAGGCAATCGAGCAGATCGCGTCGGTGTGGATCTGAACAAACCGGGTGGTGCCGCCAAAGGCGTTGCTGGCTGCCGACTGACCGGCGATCGCCACGGTCTGCTCGAGCGCCGGTGGCATGCTCGGCGCCATGATAGCCTGGCCAGACGCATCGACGCCGAGGTGGGTGACCTCGGTGACATACAAAGTCGACATGAAGGACTCCGAAAAATGAAAAAGGCCGCCCAGTGGCGGCCTTGCGGCGATTGGCGGGGAGGCTCAGCGCGTTCCGACTATGGTGCCGAACAGGCCGACGATCGTGGTATCGACCGCGGCCGGCGCATAGCAGCGCAGCCGGTCGCCGGCCGGCACAGTGAACCCCGGCGATACCGAATAGCTGCCGGTGGTCGCGCTGGTGGCGATCGTCATCGTGCCGACCGTGGTCGGGGTGCCGGCGTGGATCGTCTGAAAGGTCAAGGTCACGGTGGCCCCCGGTGCGACCTCGCAGCCGGGTGTCGGGCTGGTCGCAAAATTCGCGGGAAAGGTCAGCGCGACCGGTGCCTGGACGTCAAAGATCTCGTAGTTGTTGTCCCACTCGTCGAGCACCATGTCGGAGAACTTGCCGCCGACCGAAAACGACTGGAACCAGCTGTTGGCGTTCTTTGCGCCGATGCCGGTCAGCGTATAGGTGTAGTACGGCACATCGGCGAGGGCTTGCACAGCGCCGCCATAGGTGTTGAATGCCGGAAACTTGAAGTAGAGCGTCTTGCCGACAAAGTTCGACGGGTATTGCTGCGAAAACGTCGTGGCGAGGATGCGGCCGAACTGCGTGCCCGCGGCGTGCGAGCCGATCGTCGTGTTGTAGACGCCGCGCCGGATATAGGTGCCGAGATTGTAGTTGTAGGCGGTCGTCAGAGTGGTGGCACTGTAGGCGATCAGCTCGCCGTCGCAATAGCACAGGGTCAGAAAATCATCGGCGTCCTGGGTCGTGCCGGCGATCAGCTGCGACCGGCTCATCGTCAGATCGACCGACAAGGTGTTGGTTGTGTCGGGATCGGCGCCCGATGGAAAAGTCGCGGTCAGGAGACCCTGGACGGCGCCGGCGAGGATCGTGCCGATCGGCGCATAAGTGGTGTTGTCGACGCTGACATAGACGGTGCAGCCGCCCCAATTGACGCTCGCCCCGCTGGCGATGATCCACACCAAGAGATCACCATTGGTGAGCGGAAACGGCGGCTCAAAGATGATCGGCGGGTTGGTAAAGCCGGGTGCTGCCGACAGCACCTGCGTCAGGCCGGTCCCCGTGCTCGTGGTCTGTCGCGGATAGATGAACGCGGTCGACACACCGCTCGGGGAGATCGGAGGTAATGCCATGTCAATACGGGTTGCTGCCGCAGATCGCCAGCGAGTCGCCGGAGATCAGCATGTCGCCGCCGGTGCCGTAATTGTTGCCGAAATAGTTCACACCCGGCTGGTTGGGGTTGTACGGGTCAGCCGGTGGAACGGCGTTTGTCTTGACGTGCTGATAATGCAGAAACAGGATCGGTGGTGAGCCGGTCGGGACCGAGCCAGTAGCGCCGAGATTGGCCGCTCGGCCGCCGGTGATGAATTTCGCGGGACCGCCGAGGTTGACCCCGGGGTCAAACCACAGATCCTGCATGCAGCCGTAAAAGGTTTCCTCGATGCCGAAGGTGTTGCCGCCGCCCGAGACAAACCAACCGGTCTGGGTCAAATAGCCGACATCGAAGCCGCTGCTCGCCACCGAGTAGACGGCGGTCTCTTGCAAGACGCCGTTCCAATAGACGTTGGCCGTCAGCCCGCTCATGTCCCACGCGACAAACAAATTGTGCCAATTGCCGTCGGGCACGACGACATTCGGCAAGGTGACGATCTCGAGGTGCTGATCCGTATAGAGCCCGGTGCCGCGCCAGAAGAGTGTGAGGCTGCCGGTGCCGCCAAACCCATAGAGCGGTCCGGGGGTCGAGATCGGCATGCCGCTCGTAGAAATGACGATCGCAAAGGCCGGGTTGGCCGTGGTGTCAGGCAAGCCACCGATATTGGTCGAGCGGATCACGCATTGCGGGCTGAGAACTGGCATGTCCGCAAAGGCGCCCGGGTTGAGCCACACCGAGAAGGTTCCGGTTGGCGAGTTGCTGATGCCGGTCAAGCCCCCCGCTGCGAAACCGGTGGTTTGTAGAAACGTCAGAGCCGAGAAATTGACCGCGCCGGGGCCGCCTTGCGGCGGCGCCGCGGTGCCGGTTTGCACCTTCTCGGCCTCGACGGTCAGATCGCCATTGTCGTTTTCTTCGATCGAGAGAACCCGCACCGCTTCATTGACCAGGTAGGAGTCGCCGGCGCTGCCGGTCAACAGCACCAGGTCCATCGGCTCGAGCAGCGCCTTGTCCCAGCCGATCTGAAACTTGTACGGGGTGTTGCGGATGAATTGCGCGCGCTGCAGGATGAGCTGCGCCGAGACCTGCGCCGAGGTGGCGCTGGCAAAGCACTTGCCGGGCAATGAGTCGCCGATGCGCAATCCATACTGGTCGATCGCACCCTGGTCATAAACCGCCAGGATCGTCGAATTGTAGAAATTGGCGCGGTCGAGATATTCCATCGAATACCAATTGAACGCGTCGGCCGGGTTGGTCCGGGTGACGATGATTGGATCGTCCTGGCCGACCTCCGGCTCGGCTCCGTCCTGGTGCGGATGCCACGGCAGAAAATCCTTGTCGGTCAGCGAGTAGACCGGCACCAGGTTGGGTGTCCAGGTGGCCCCGTTGTTGCTCAGCGCCAAATCGCCATAGGGGATGATCTTTAAGAGTTCGCCAGAGCAGACGATCGCGCTGTTGAGCAGCCGGCACAGCCCTTCGAGCCATTGCGCGGCTTTCTGTTGGCCGTCGAGCGAGACCGAGATCAAGAAGCCTGCCGCCTGGCAATAATCGCCAAAGCTGGTGCCCATACCCGGCAGCAGATTGTCGAGATGTGCGGCCGGGAAATTGGCCCCATAGCGCGGGTTGGTCAGAAAATCGGTGATGACATTGCCGGGGTTGGCGTCGACCGGGAAGTTTGGCCCACCGGTGTTGTATTCGATGCCATTGATCTCAAAACTGAGATTGGGGATCGCCGGCGACTTGCCGAGATCCATTGGTGTGCCGGTGACATAGCAGGTGCCCGAGTAATTGATCCCTGAGCCGATGCCGGCAAAGGTCGGATCGGGCATCTGGCCGTCAGTGCCGATGTAAAAATTTAGCTGGTTGCCACTCGAACCCTTGCCGGCGCCGGACCCGGTCGCGCTAAACGCCTCGACCGCCGAATTGGCAAAGACGAGGTTGTTCGGATTAAAGGTGACCGGCCCCTGGCACAGCGCAAAGGCGACATCGACCGAGAAATCGCCGCCGCCTTTCTTGCTGCCCTTGCCTTTGCCACCGCCGCCGCCCTTGCCGCTCTGCACCGTGTTGGTGCCGCCGATCGGCAGGGGTCCCACCCCTTTGCCCTTCTTGCCGCCACCCGGCCCCATATAGTTGCCGAGTGCCACCAGATTGATCTGCTGGCGCACCGTGCCGTAGATCAGCGGCACCACCGAGCCGATCTGCGAGGTGTTGTAGCGCAGCGCGTTGACTGCCTGGTTTTGCCACGCATTGTTCTGCAGGAACGGCGTGGTCGTGCGAAACAGGCTCATGGCTTACAGCGCCGAGACAAATTTCACCGACCGGCCAAGCAGCCGGCCCTGCTCGCCATCGCCCCAGCACACCTCGCCGCGCTCGGCAAAGGCGTGGATCAGCCGCGGCCATTCGACGACGATCGCGCCGTGCGCGTAGACGCGGCCGTAGCGGAACAGCGCCACATCGCCCGCTTCGGGGTGCGCGACCGGGTGGCCGTATTGCAGCAGCCCCTCGAGATAGCTCTCGTCGTCGCGGTGGTGCATGTAGTCGGGCCGGTAGAATGGGATCGCGATATCGCCGATCAGCCCGACCGCGCGGTAGACGCCGTAGATCAGCCCGAGGCAGTCGACGCCGGCGCCCTTGACGGCTTGCATGTGGTGAAAACGCGTGCCAATCCAGGTCTTGGCTTCGTCGATGATGGCCTGGCGGCGCGGATCGAGATCAGCCAACATTCCTCACTCCCCCGCAAGCCGAGCCGGTTCACTTCCCACCGGACTTCCTGGCAGTCTTCGAGATCTTTCCGGCAAAGAGGTTGCCGGCGGCCGCACT